GCTTCATATTCAGCGTCATTCATTTCGCGGTCAATTACTTCATTTGTTGAAAGGTCGTGAATTCTCACCATTGGTCGTGTTGATGTTTTAGGCATTAGTTAACTCCGTAAAGTAGGGCTGTTCCACTTGCAGAACCATTAGTATTAATTACTAAACTTGAAATAGCGGTTGATGAACTTGAGCCGCCTTGATAATTTGTTCCAGAAAGACTACCAGTATTCACATTATAGGCGTATCCAGCGCCGCTTACACTTTTATTGGCAACTGCCGAAGAATAGTTATACAAATGTATAGAAACTTCATTAGAAGCGTTGCTTCCTTGAATAATTCCACCAAAAACGAGAACATCTGAGTTATCGTTTTGTATATTTGAGCCGCCCCACCGACCTGCGGCGTACCATCCAGTCGTGGCATTGTTTGGTCTTAATTGAATGTTATTATTACCTGAAACATTTACTCCATAAATAACCAATAATAAATGCTTGTAACTCTGTGAAATACTGGAAATTGTTGTGCTTGTACCTGAAAGTGTAGTTGTGCTCAATAATGTATAAGCGCCGCTTGCAGGTGTTCCCCATGTTGGAACACCACCTGAAACTGTTAAAACCTGACCCGATGTTCCAATGCCTAAACGAGCAGGTGTTGAACCACTAGATGAATAGATTGTGTCACCTGTTGTGGTCATTGGATTAGTCATGCCTGTTGTATCTAAGTTAGCCCAAGCTGAACCTGTGTAATAGGTAGTGACATTTGTATCTTTTAGATAAGCAAATTGACCTTCTTGCGGAGAAGTAATTTCGGCATCACGATTTGCAGCATCAGTAAAGACACCAACGCCCTGCATAAGGTATCCATTTACATCTGCCGCTGTAAGAACCTCGCCTGTGGTGAATGTCTTAAAGCCTTGTCCTGCTGCCATTTGTTCTCCTAGTATGCCAATACGGATGTGTCAAGGATACCGTATAATGTCGAGTCCAAGATGAAGCCATCGAGGACATTTTCCTGTGTTGTGAGAGTTGTGCGCCATGTGTTTGGCGTAATGCTATGGGCTATGCCTTGACATTGAAGTGTCTTGACAATGGTAGTGCCAGCCACATTCACATTGGTGATTTGCATAGGGTCACAGTAATCTAAGTCAAGTGCAGCTGTAATACCTGCCCCGTACCCTAGATTGACCAAGTCAAGGGTGATGGATTCAATTCTTAAAGTTGTGTCTTTGCGGCTAGCTACGAAATTCTCAGCAAGATCTAGGGCTTCGGCATCTGTCTGCATAAGCATGTCATTTGCCGTAATGCTATGAAGGAAGAACTTGTCAATAGATGTTTGGTCTGAGGCAGTTTGTGGAGTGCCGCCTGTGCGTGTGACTGTGGCCTGATTAACGATTGTCTTATCATCTAGGGCAAAGGTAATACCAGCGTAAGGAATGTCTGAAGATCCTGAAGCATTGGAAAAGGCGGTAGGCGTTTCAGCACCAGACTCATAGACAAAAGTGCGGTTCTTAAATACAGCGTTGCCAGCCTTGTCGAAGTAGAACGCTCCCTGCTCTGTGAATGTTGCAGTCTCAATAGCTGCTAGAGCAGTGCGTGTAGTGGCTGGATCTGCCTGACATAAAGTGTCACCTGTCATGATTGACCTAGCACTGTCAGGCCAGCCAATCGCATCTAGGATTTTGCCTACGCGAGTGCCAGTGTCTTGTCCTGCTGTCGCGCCTGTAACGGTGCTCACATTTGAGTTAAACACCAATCTAAAGGCATCAGAACAAATAAGATCAACATAACCAATTTCTTGGTCTTTAGGATAGGTGTAAAGATATTCTTGAATATATCCCTTGAAGATTGGATAAATTGTTCCTGAATAGTTTGTCTCAATAATGATTGAGCGTAAAGGAACTAGGTTTGGATAGTAAGGGCTTGAAACATTCTGAGGATTCCACGCGCCTGTTTCGTCAAGAATACGGACTGTTGCTGTACCTGACAAATACTTGTCCTGAAATAGGTTGCGTTCTTTGCGAGTATCAATCTTAGAGACTTGGTTTGATACATTAATAATAACTGTGTCAGGCTCGGCTAGGACTGCAAAATCAAGCTCTGAGGTATCTAAGACAAATGGAGTTCCAAAAGAAGCGCCACCAGTGAGATTGATTTTGACAATAGGGGTTGCTGGTAAAGCCATTAGTACACCGTACTGTAATTAACTGGAGTACCTGATGCCTGCTGTGAATAGAGCCCTTGAGTAATGGCTGCAACTAGGTCACGCTCTGTAGAAACTGAGCCAGCCACATTGACTGTAATTGATGCATTATTCATAGAAGTCTGAGAATATCCAGCAACACCAGATTGTGCTAGACGATCCTGAAGGGCTTGAATGTCTGGCATGGCTCTATCTAATTTCTGTTGGATAATTTCTCTTTGTTGCTCGATTGGGGTATTACGGCCATTCAATGCTTGGAGCTTCTTGAGTTGCTCAGAGATGTTATCAAGCATGTTTCTGATAATAATGCGAAGTTCATTTTCTATGGTTTTAGCCAATTTAGATAATTCTGCTGACATCTGACCTAGAGTAGCCGCCCATGCAGTGAAAGGATTTTCTATGTTATTTAAACCAACCATCTCACTACGAATAGTTGCCAGTTTTTGAGCATTGGAAACCATACTGTCTGCAAGGCGAGTAGCAGCACCTAGATTCTCTGCGCTGATGGCAGCTTCTAATTCATAGATGTCTTTCTTTAGAGCAATTCTGACTCGATCTTCTTCTGTCAGTTTGCCTTGAGCAGCAGCAGCTAACTGGATAGCTTCTTCATCAAAGACCTTCTTGCCTTGAGCAAGTAATTCTGCGGCCTTATCTAAGGCTTCTTGTTTCTTCTTTTCGGCCGCTAGTTTTCTTTGTGTATCTAATTCTTTATTCTTTAGCGCGTTTAATTCTCTTTGGCGCTTAATTGCTGCTTTCTCCAATGCAGCTAAAGCCTGTTGTTGCTTTTTCTCGCTTAGGCTTTCTGTAGGTTTAGGCTTATCTGGAGCTGTAAAATTGATACCAGCTTGTTTGCCAGCAAAGCCTTCAAAGATATTCTTAGGTAGATTCTTTAGGTTTCTTAATACGCTGGTTAATCCGCCTACTGCTGTGCCTGTAGATAATGTTACAAAGTTAAAAGCCTTCGCTAAAGTCTCAATAGCCTTTGCTGCATCGCTGGCTTCTGTGCCGCCACCCACACGGGCTAAAGCATCAACTAAACCTTCTCCAATAATCTCTGAAGCGTTGCCTGTGGCTATGCTTAAAACTTCCATTTTGTAAGAAGTTGTAGTTAAGTAATCTTCTGCCGCGCCTGCTGATCTATTAAGAATGATACCTAGAATGTCTGAAAATGTTTTAGTTTTTAATTCTGCCTGAGTCAAGCCTGTGTTGTACTTTACTAGACCGCGAGTAATTCCAACATAGCCTTTACCTAAATCTTCTGTGACTGTAGCAAGATCAATGCCAGATGCTCGGCTGATAGTAATCGCATCATTAAGAAGTTTCTGAGATTGAGCTAATGAGCCTGTGGTGGTCAATAGGCGCTGAAACGCTGGACGAAGAACATCATCAGCAATCGCAGCAGACTTCTCAAGATTGGCTATGTATTCAGCAATCTGAGGATTAGCAAAGCCAATGCCTAGATTTTCTACTGCTCTGGTCAGTCTTAAAGCAGCTGCTTCATCTTCAGCGAAAGCCTTGACTGATGCTTTGCTGTAAGCAAGGATAGCGTTTGCTCCAAAAGCAATACCTGTAGCAGCTGCCAACTTCTTGACATTGTTAGTTAGTTTTTGTGTTGCTGTTTCTGCTTGCTTAAAAGCCTTTTTGCCTGTGAACTCCGCGGCAATGTTGATGGCTACATTGCTCATGCGGCTCTCCTCAAATCTACTATTTCTGTTCTCTTATTGAATTGAGCAGTTGTATTTTCAATAGCCTTAAACACAGAAGCATTAGCTTTACCTTGAGTCTTAGCCCACGCTCTAAAGATTAAGCGACCCATCATTGATGAGTTGCCCTTTTTATTAGGGCCATAAAGCTGACCAAGATTAGAAATAAATTGATTGCCAGCGTAAGGATTTACTGATCTAGATACGCTCTTACTTGTACCGCCTGCTTTAGGGCCTACCCAGTCTTGACCTTGACCGTTCTTGCGACCAGCTCTTTCGTAGATAGAACCAACAGCGCTTTTGTTCTGGATTCTTATCGTATTGACAAAGCCATTACGGTTAGGTTGAGAAGGTGTAGTTTTATAGATAATGCCTCTGCGAATTACCCCTGCATCATACATAGGGAATTTTGCTTCAGAAAATGAACGAGGAGCCCATCCACTCATCGGAGATGTAGGCGGCACAAATGAGCGAGCTTCTGCAACTACTGGCTTGAGAATCTTGCCAAGTTCTTTAGTTAATTCTTTGGCTAGGTCTGGAGCATAAGTAGCTAAAGCCTTACGAAGTGCGACCGCGCCGACTACTTCTGTTGGCATCTCTGATCTCCTTCGCTTCATCAGTTAAACCCTGTAGCAATGCATTTAGCATTGTTCTGTCTAACTCTAATAAATGTTGTGGCGCGATCCCTAACCTTATGCTTAGCCTAGCAATAAGGTAGGTGAACGGGAGATCGCGCTTTAAGCTAAAGGGTCGGAATCAAGCACCTCGACACTTTTGAGTGTCTCGATAAATTCCATCCCAAACGGCTTAACAGTCTCACCTGACCTGCGTGTAATTTCCCACGACAACCAATAGACATCCGACTGCTTCTCATCCAAACGAAACGCTTGGTGAAAGCCTTTCTTAGCATATTGTTCAAATGCGTACTCCACTGCTGGAGTAATTTCGCCTTCTAATACGCTTCCATCTTGTCGAACTATCTTTAGTCTTGCCATGTTTTGCCCCTTTGTTGGTTTTTTAGAAAGTACCTGAAGTTGCTACTGCCACTGTTGAGTTAGCAGTAAATGTAATCGATTGTACACCGATGTCAGCGACAGATCCGTTAATGTCGGTAGTGTTGTTAACCAACAAAGAAACGGTGTACAAAGGATTGGTAGCTGAAACTGCTGTTCCCTTTGTCTGTAGGAATACTGCTGTAACTGTTGTTCCCCATGCAGCTTGTAGTGTCTGCAATACGCTTCCATTTGCTGTGTCATTTAGGAAGTCGATAGTTACAGTTGAAGCCTCGAGGCCCTTGACCGCACGGCGACTGGAATCTCCCATAGCTGTGACATCTAGTTCCTCAAATACACGGTTGATAACTACGCTTGTTACATGGTCAGAGAGATCAACAGAATTGATCTTCACGCCCACATTGTTATTTAGAAATATAGCCATGAGATTATTCCTCGTCTTTCTTAGTAGTTGCTGGCTTAGGTGTTGATGGTGCAACCTGTCCGATCTTGATCAGAAAGGCCTCGTTCTCTTTATCCCAATCGGACATGATTATTCCCAACTTGTTAAAATGGATACGGACATCTCGCAGCTCAGCAGTTCCCCGCTTGCAACATTGAGAATACTTGGTGCGCTTACTGCGCTTACATTATAGGTTAAGGCTGATGTAGATAGCTTCTTAAACACGGAACAAACAAAATCT